CAACAACCCGGAAGTAATCTACGCAGGCGAGGCAGTCGGCGGCGTCGAGGTCATCGCAATGTCACACATTGCCGCTGACTTCCGCATCCCCGTCCGCATCAGCCAAAAGAAGGTCAAGCAACACTCCGTATCCGTACTGGCTGAACCGCAGACTGAGCCTTGGTTGGCTCAGTGGCAGGCAATCAAGAACGCGCTGACCGCCGCCGGGTATGAAGGTGACGGCCCTCAGATGCTCGCCACTGCCGGGCAGGTCATCGGCGCCGCATGGGAGCACCCGAACAAGATCAGCGCCGAGGATGCACAGAAAATCCTTGCAGCAGTACGCGACGACAACCACCAGGAGAACGCCGAATGAGTGAGATCCCGGAATCTGCGGTAGAAGCGGCGGTCAAGGCGTGGGATCACCACTGGGGCGATCGGTATGGAGACGAGGAGGTTCGCATCGCCCTCAAAGCCGCCGCCCCGTTCATCGCGGCCAAAGCTCTGGAGGATGCCGCGAGGGATGTCCGGGATGGCATGAATATCACCCAGCGCCTATATGTGCGTCGCTACCTCCGCGCCCGCGCCGAATCAATAAGGAGCACCCCATGACCGGCGCACTGTCAGTCACGGTCATCGCCGGGAACCTAAAACCCGCAGGCAGGCCGGTACACGAAACCCTCGGCCAACAGTTTGAAATCGAGGGCACCAACGCCCGTATCCACATCACACCCGAGACCGCTAAGCAGTGGATCTCGGAACTCGAAACCCTCACGAAAGAAGGCAACTGAACATGGCCGGCGAAACTGTTTTGACCGTGATTGGCAACCTGACGAACGACCCCGAACTCCGGTTCACTCCGGGCGGTGATGCGGTCGCTAACTTCACTGTGGCATCCACCCCGCGCACGTTCGACGCTAAGAGCAAGGAGTGGAAGGACGGGGAATCACTCTTCCTGCGCGCATCGGTCTGGCGTGAGGCTGCGGAAAACGTCGCCGAATCCTTGACTAAGGGGATGCGTGTCATCGTCTCCGGGCGCCTCAAGTCCAGGAGCTACGAAACGAAAGAGGGCGAGAAGCGAACCGTCATTGAGTTGGAAGTTGACGAGATCGGCCCGTCCCTCAAGTACGCAAACGCCAAGGTGAACCGCACGCAGCGATCAGGCAACGGCGGCAACTCGCAGCCCACCCCCGCCGCATCGAACCAGCAGTGGGGCGGCAACCCGTCCGCAAACACGCAGGGATGGGGTAATGGCGGCGCTGACAAGGAGCCCGCGTTTTGATCACCGATAAGGCGATTGAGGCGCTAGCGCGCATCCTCGCAAACGAGGCACTATTCAACGCGGACCTTGATGGCTGCGGGTGGGACGCGGAGACGGACAGCAGCGACCATTTCATGCCGACAGCGCGTAAGAAGGCCCGCCGCTACCTCGAAGCCGCCGCGCCGATTATCGCGGCGCAGGCGTGGGACGAGGGCTGGCAGAAAGCCCATGCGACAGACGACCCGCCCATGGTCGGGATCTTCCTCAACCCTTATAGGCCCGCCTCATGAAAACCAAACCCAAGGGTATCCACGCCAACTTCCGCACGGACTGCGGTTGCGGCGGCGAGATCACCGTGACGAACGGGCGCGTCGATCACCACGAATGCGAGCGGATCACCGGGACACTCGATGAGGTCCCGGCCGCACTCGACCGTATCTAGCACACCTGTACTACGAAAGGCGCCCGGCACTCGTCGGGCGCCTTTCGTTTGCCTAAAAGTGAGAAGAGGGAAGAAGTAAATGGGGTACAAATACCGCGGGACCGTCCGCGACATCGAAGAACAAGCCATCGAAGCACCAGAGCCGGAGTCCAAACCGGCACCAGTGTTCGACCCGTCCAAATGCGGGCGCTATGTCGGCTACAAGCAGCACCGGCATTTCGGTCAGGAAGCCTGCCCGCCATGCAAAGCCTCACTAGCTAAGTACTCCCGCGACTACCGGGCAAGAGTCCGCAGCGGCCAGTCGGTCGTCATGAAAACATTCTCGCCGGACAAGTGCGGATCCTACGCTGGATACGCCGCTCACCTCCGACACCAGGCCCCCCACTGCCAGCCCTGCTTGGTAGCGCACGCGGACTACATGCACGCCTACCGGGCCAAGCGCAAGCAACTAAAGAAGGTGGCGTAATGGCCGGGTATGTATGGAAGGGCGCCACCGAACAGCCCGCGCCCAAGAAGCCTGCCGCCCCAAGGATCCGCATCTCCGCATGTGGCACGCACGCCGGATACCAGGCGCACCTGTACTACCGGCAAGAAGCCTGCCCGCCATGCAAGAAAGCTCAGGCAGCCTACCACCGCGAGTACCGGCAAAGGGCCAAACGTGGCGAAATCACGCCACGGGCACACCTGGTGGACAACTGCGGAACCAACGCCGGCTACATGCGCCACGTAAGGCGCGGAGTTGACGCCTGCCAGCCCTGCCGCACCGCCCATAGCAAATACACCAGCGGGCACAAACGAAGGCAACGGGCTGAACGGAAAGCCCAACAAACAGCAAGATAAGGAGGCTCTAGTGGCCCGCATTAGGACCATAAAGCCGGATTTTTGGACCGATGGAAACATGGTCAAACTCTCGCCATTTGCGCGGCTGCTCTACATCGGCATGTGGAACTTCACACTTTGCGATCACGGGCACGTAGCCGATGACGCGATGAAGTTGAAGCTTCAGATCCTCCCTATGGACGCCGTGGACATTGACGCACTCCTGGCCGAGATTATGGCTCAGGGCCGTGTCGTGCGGATCGCTGACAAGGACGGGCGCACATACCTGCTGGTGAAGCGGTTCGAGGATCACCAGAAGATAGACCCGCGCTGGAAAACGCGATGCCCTGCCTGTGCTCAGGTTGACTCACTCGCCCCCACCGAAACTCCGGTGAGTTTAGGTTAACTCCCGAACTCTCACCAACTCTCCCCCTAGGAAGGGAAGGGAAGGGAAAGGAAAGTAAAAAGACTCACTCATCACCGGCCAAGCCGTCGATGGACTTTGACACGTTCTGGGCAGCCTACCCGCGCAAGGTCGGAAAGATAGCCGGGAAGAAAGCCTTCGACAAGGCGCTGAAGCTCACCACTCTAGAGCAGCTTCTAAAAGGCATTGAGGTCTTGCGTATCGAGACCAAAGGCAAAGGCATTGAATTCACCCCCCACCCTACTACCTGGCTAAACGACGGCCGCTGGGACGATGAGCCCAAGCAGCAGCAAGCCGTCATTGATGGCCCATGGTCCAAGAGATTCCACGAGAAGGGAATGCGAGCATGACCGAGGAACCACGAACCCATGACGCGGTAGCCGAGCAGTCAGTCCTCGGTGCAATGCTAATCAGCCGTGACGCGATCTCGGAAGTTGCGGACGTGCTCGACGGTGGCGACTTTTACCGGCCGGCACACGAGACGATTTACCGGACGATCCTGGACGTTCACGCGGCAGGCTCACCAGTGGACGCAATCACCATCAACGACGCGCTGACGAAGATAGGAGAGATCACCCGCTCCGGTGGGCCCGCGTACCTGCACACGCTGGCCACGACCGTCCCGTCAGCAAGTGCGGGTGCATACTACGCGGAGATCGTCGCGCACGCAGCCACACGGCGGCGACTGACCGCGGCGGGCAGGAAGATCCAGGACCTTGCAAGTAGTGGCGGCGACGTTGACGAACTGGTCGAGGCGTCACGGCGCGAAGTTGACCAGACCTCACGGGCCACACGCTCGGTAGTCCAATCATTCGGCGAAACCATCGACGTCATGCTCGGCTCGCTCGATGAGGAAGTGAACCATCACCCGACACCATGGGAAGCCGTGAACCAGATCATCGGCGGACTCAGGCCAGGTGCGCTCTACGTCGTCGGCGCCCGTCCATCCGTTGGTAAGTCGGTGATCGCGCTCAACCTCGCCAAAGGCTTGACCGCTCACGGCTCCGTCGCGTTCTCATCCCTCGAAATGTCCAACAACGACGTCCAGATCCGGGCAGTCTCCGGTGATCTCAACATCGACGTCTCCCGGCTCATCGAACGGAACCTAACCCCCGGCGACTGGGCGAAGATCCGGGACCGCCGCGCAGCCTGGGACAAAGTACCGCTATACGTTGACGACCGATCCGGCGTGACCATCACTGACATCAAACGATTCGCCCGATCAGTCAACCGCCGCCAACCATTGGCCGGCGTTGTCGTGGACTACCTGCAACTCATGTCCCAACCACACGGAGACAAACGGCCCCGCCACGAATTCGTCGCCGACATGTCACGCCAGCTCAAAATCATGGCCATGGACATGCAAGTCCCCGTCATCGCACTCTCCCAGCTCAACCGGGCCAGTGAGAAACGCGACGACAAAATGCCCCAAATCAGCGACCTCCGCGAATCGGGCGCCGTCGAACAAGACGCCGACGTCGTCATCCTCCTACACCGCGAAATCATGGGCGACCTGCGCAACGACCTGTCGATGCTGGTTGCCAAGAATCGGCACGGCGCAACGGGGCTCGCACAGCTTCAGTTCTGGGGTCAATACTCGAAAGCCCTCGACTGCGGCGTCACACCACAAGCGCAAGTTAGAGCGCTCGCCGCATGACCCGCCAAACCCTCAACGCCGTCCCAACCGGGGCGGCTCACGTTTTTAAAGGGAGTTTCAAGTGACCACCGAACCAAACCTGCGCATCCTCTCACTAGGCGCTGGCGTGCAATCGTCGGCGCTACTGATCCTTGCGGCCCGAGGCGACCTGCCGAAGCTTGACGCGGCGATCTTCTCGGATACCGGATGGGAGCCCGCATCTGTCTATGAGCACCTTGACCGGCTTGAGGAGGAAGTCGCCAAGCCTGCCGGGATTCCGGTCTACCGCGTTTCCTCCGGCAACATCCGGGCGGACGCGCTCAACCCCGAAGCGCGGTTCGCAACAATGCCGCTGTTCGTCAAGAACCCGGACGGCTCACAAGGCATGGTGCGGCGCCAATGCACCAGCGAATACAAGCTCAAGCCGATCAAACGCAAAGTCCGGGAACTGCTCGGATACCCGCACCCCACACCAATCCCGGCCGGCATGTTCGTAGAGCAGTGGATCGGCATCAGCACCGACGAACGCAGCAGGGCCCTAGACAAAGATGGCGGGCTGAAAACGGGCGACGTGAAGTACTCCCGTCTGAGCTACCCGCTGCTCGATCTTGATATGTCACGGGCGCACTGCCGGACACTGCTGGACTCCCATGGCTTCGGCAAAACCCCCAAATCGGCGTGCATCGGCTGCCCATTCCACACCAACGACCACTGGCGAATGATCAAAGAAAGCCCGGCGGACTGGGAGGACGCCGTGGACTTCGATAAGAAGATCCGCGGGGGCTCAGCGCGAGCTAACGCCCAAGGGCAGCACTTGGCCGGCGAGGCATTCCTGCACCGCTCCATGCTCCCACTGGAAGAAGCCCCCATCACTAGGGACGGCTTCAAGGTCTGGGCGGGCAGGCAGGGCGACGTCATGCACATGCTCAGCATCGCCGAATACGAAGAGAAACTATCCGCCGAGGACCGCGACACGCTTACGGGCTGCTCGCCGTTCTCGTGCGGTCCGGAAGAAAACGAGGATGCGGCATGATCACCAAGAAAACCATCTGGGCCCTGGTCTGCCCCGGATGCCTGTCTGAATACGGGCAATTCACCACAAAGGACAAAGCGCGGGCGCACGCCGAAGAGTTCCCGCTTTGCCACAACTGCGACGGCGAGGACTACTGATGACCCACGAACTAAACACCCCCGTCCGCATCACGCATACCCCGTGCCGTTACTTCGGCCATGTCGGGACCGTTGTGGAGGTTGTTCCGACGCGGGATTTCCCGTATGGCGTCGGCGGTTTGGAGGACTGGCTGCTGTGGTTCGGCGACGGGGAACTCGTGAAGGTCGCTCCCGAGGGTCTGGAGGCGGCATGAGCGGGTTAGAAGTGGCTGATGGGACCCGTGGGCATGGTGAGGATTCTGAGCGCTCTACGGGGCCACGTAGCCTCCGCGTTGTAGCGTTCGGCGCACCGGCCACGCAGGGCAGCAAGAAGGGCTTTATTCGCGGCAAGAAAGTCGTCATGGTCGAGATGGACGAGAAGCTGCCAGCGTGGCGTGCGGCAGTCGAAGCAGCGGCGAGACTATCCGCCGGCCCGACATGGGAGCCCATCGACGCCGCCGTAAGCGTCGCCGGGCAAGTCAGCCTACGAAAGCCCAAGACAACCAAGTACCCCGACGCACCAGCCGGAACGCCGGACCTCGATAAGCTCCAGCGCGCTATCGGGGACGCGCTCACCAAGGCGCGGGTAATAGCCGACGACGCCCGGATTGTGCACTGGAACATTCGGAAAGTCTGGGGCATCCCCGGCGCCGACATCACCATTACCCAGGAGACCAGCGAATGAGCCTTGAATGCACGACTGAGGACTGCCAGAACCACACGTCAACCTACCTGTGCGGACAGTGCGTAACAGACCTGCAAGCGTGGCTCGATAAGGTCCCACCGCTAGTTGAGTCATTGAACGTGACCATCGCAAAGCTTGACAACGTCAGAAGCGCTGGAGGTGGCGGCGGTGGTGGTTCCAAGCCAGGAAGCGCGGCACCGCTAAACCTCGACGCCATGCAGATACAAGAGAACCTGCGCGGCGTTAGCAGTGACGCCAAAGCCTACGCGCACGACGAGCGGGCCGCCGGCATCGCATGGCTGATCCAAGACTGGGCAACCAAAGCCGAACTACTCGTCAGTGGACCCGAAACGGAAACGGTGAACCACGCAAAGATCAAAGAGCGGATACAGGAAGCGTACGGAGAACCGCTGCCACCACGAGAGGCAATCGACTACCTGAGGGCCAAAGCAAAGCTCAGCGTCAAGATGTTTGATTTCAAGAACTGGGTCAAACACGGACACCTGCCATACGTCCTAGACAGAGTGAGCACCGACGACAACGCCCGCAAAATCTACTACCCAGGAGAGGTTTTCCGTGTCGCACAACAAATGCGTGCAAGACGTATCAAAATTTGATAGAGTAAATCTCGGGTCAGAAGTATGTCTTCTGACCCTTAGAAGTTTAAAGTGCCCCGCATCTGCGCAAACAGACCGAGGCTTGACCGAACTGTTTAGGAGTTCGATATGAAAGACCATACCATCATTGGTATTCGGCACAACAGCACCATCCACAAACCGCTCGACGGCAAAGACTGGTCAGACCGTCGCTGCAACATGGATCAGTGCGACCGTAAGAAGTCCGACCGCGTAGGCATCGCGCTCTGCGAACGGCACATCGAAAAAGCCTGGGCCGCATATCAGGTCCTCATCGGCGCCAACGTGCCAGACATCCAGTCAGACCCGAAGCGAGACACCAAGAGCCTTGACGCTCGCGGGACCGTCTACGTTATCCGCGTCAACGACATGATAAAGATCGGCTGGACGTCCAACCCTGAACGTCGAATGCGTGATCTCAAGGCCGATGCCATCCTGCATTACCAGGCAGGCACTCGCCGTGATGAGTACAAGCTCCAGGGCCAGTGCATGGATCACCTAGTCAAGGGCCGCGAATGGTTCGACACTTCGCCCGCCATGATCCAGTTCGTAAAAGATTTGCGGCTAGGCAAGATCGCCGCGTAAGACTGAGGCGCTGACCGACCCCCCCATAAGTCAGCGCCTCGAACTATCCCGAGTGCCGGCGGTACAAGACCGGTGCATCTAAGTTAATAACCCGCGGACATGAACGCGGGAGTTGCATCGCCGAGAGGTGACGCGGGGTCCACAAGCAGCAATCCCCACAAAAGTGCCGCATGGCCCCATCAAGTCACGTCATCAAACGTGGCCGCTGTTGGGTGCATTGAGTACTAGCTCAACTGGTAGAGCAGCCGACTGTTAATCGGCAGGTTTCAGGTTCGAATCCTGAGTACTCAGCTGAACGAACGCTAGCCGACTAACCATTGATAACGCGGCCGTAGCAAGTAGTTCACCCCTTCAACACCAGGAGGTTCGGCGCGTGGCTGGTGATGGCAATAGCTCGCGACGTTGGCGCACAGTCCTACGCCCCAACTTCCGGGCGCAAGGCGTCAAGGAACAAGCGGCGTGCTGGCTATGCGGACAACCCATCGACTACACCGTCGCAGACATCAACGATGACGCCGTATGGGAACCTGACCACCTCTACCCAAGGTCAACACACCCTCACCTCGCCGAAGATCCCGGCAATTTGCGTCACAGTCATCGCGGATGTAATAGAACACGCGGGAACAAACTAACCGTGACCGGCCTCGGGATTTTGACAAGAGACTGGCTCGCCTGACGGGGAGGGGGGTTCAAATGTTGAACTTCCAAACGCCCGGAGGTT